GGGCCCCGTCCAACTCAACGAGTTAAGGCTATGTTGTCATTAATAATCTCCAATTTCCCCTGGAGATGCTGCATTATGGGTTGCATGCTACCCTGGCCAGGTATCTGGCTCGGTCTGCTCGCAAGCGCTGGTAATATTTTAGCACTGTGATTGGAAAGCGAGCACCCACTACGTTGAGATTCAACTGATCAAAGTCGATAGTGGGCAAATCCATTAGCTTAGGTGTTTTCAAATTACAGCGTTTACTAAGTCCATCAGAGAACGAGAGTGTATTCGTCTTCATCCAATGTTGTATTCTATTCAGTAGCGCAAAATCCATCTTGTTAATCATGGAAATTGAAACCCAAGCTAAGGAGACATCGACACTTTTATTAACTAAAGGCTGACTATTAGTAAAAGCGGAAATGAGATTATAAGAAGTAATGAGATTCACATTTAGGCCAAGTTTCCCTTCAATTGAGCATAGGAAATCAGCAATGTCCTCATAAATTGGAATACCACAATATAATTGCTTATACATAAGACCCAAACTTTTGTAATAATGCTTTTGCCAACCATTACGCATGGCATCAGCATTTATACAAGTAGTCAAGGACTCAATAAGTTTCATCAATTTTTGGACATAGATATATTCACCGGGTCGTACCTCAGCAAAATGGCCAGAACAGAACTCAACTTCTTCAGGAGTTTTCCGTATTACAATCTTAGCATCAAACCCAAAATCAGAATATGTATTTATGTATTTACAAAATCTGGGCACAGAAGCATAAGAGTCATCGCCTTTAACAACGAATTTATAAGATCTACAGGCTGGTTCCTGACAGCTTGACAACTGGCAGTCAGGACAGTAGTTCATGATCAAGAAATACTGTGTTGCAATGTAATTCAACAAACCATTTCCGAGGGAAGTGTCCATATCCCCCGAGCCTCTACCTTCAAAGAATGAGAAGTCTACGCCCGTTGTAGTTTTACCCTTTTTGCGGATCTTATACGCAAAGAGTTTATCTAGCAAATCAATTTTATCAGGCATCACCAGAGAATATAACAAATGTTCAAATTGTAAAGTCATATACCTTTGGGAAGCTTCGAATTTTGACATATCATTTTCCATGAACCACTCACCGACTAACTTGGAAAATTTCTCTCCACAAGCATTGTAGTCACAAGCATTCGCCACCTGCTCTAATGAGAAAAAGGCGCGCTCAATTGGCTCGATGAGCTGTGCATATAATATGTTAAATCGGGGATCTCTCCCCATTATCATCCTGGGTGATTTACCAGACTCGTAATAGCGCTCAAGTTTAACAAAAGCAGCGATATCGCTATGACGATTAAGATCAAATCCGTCCTGCTGCATTCGGACATACGCATTTAAATAACGCCTGCGCAAGCGTCCTTTCTTATTGAGCAAAAAC